AAAGTCTTAGTTTATGGAAATATTCTTGGTTGTTGTTATATCTATAGTTTCCGTAGCCATCATTGAACCATTCTTGTTCAATAGCTTTACCTACTTTTAAACCATAATCATAACTAACCTTTTCAATGTCACTAACGACTTGACTTGGGAAATAACTTTTAATTAGCGAATCAGCCATATTTATTCTATTATTGATGATGTATAACCGTCGTTTCTATATCGAGCTATACTTATGTTCAGTTTATTTACTTTTCTATCTGCCACTGGTTTGTATAGGTTTCTATTGCAAGCCATAACTGCTAAACCGCTACTAATAGAAGCATCATGTTTTGTTCTACTATTTATATTAAACTTTGCCCAATCGTTTAAAGTTTCATTAAAGTACATCGTACCATAAGTGCCATCGTTTAAAAGACCGACATGATCATTAATATACATTTCAATTGCAGCGGCATGAGCTTGTTTAATATCTTCACTAGAGTTTGGCATACCACCTATTTCTTTTTCTGTGGTAGATAATTTATTCCAAACTTTATCTGGTCTATTCATACTAAAACCTCTATATCCTCTACGTTTAAAATAATATAATAATCTTGGTTTGTTATTTTCCGCTAGTATTGGCATACCATAAAATACACATGCCATTAATACGTCTTCAAAAAATATCTCTGCGGTCTGTGGTCTTGCAATATATTCTAGGAAAAAAGTATTAGCAGGCGCTGATTCCATACTAAATTTAGTTAGTCCATGAAGAGATCCGTTGGATCCTCTACCATCAACAGTACCGCTAATATCATAACTATCGCAGCCAAAAGCACCAATATGTTCATTTCCCGGGTATTTAATTCCATTTTTAAGTATTACTCGGTTTTGTAGATTTCTATCTGGCACCCAACTAACTTTAAAGCGCCCGTTTGGATCTGGCGTAAATACAACTTGTGTATCTTTAACACCGTTAACCCATTGAAATGAGCCAGTTGTAATTACAGAAGAGTTTCTATTACCTTCATTATAGTCTATTTGCTCGTATATTTTAGCTAAATTAAATAAACTATTTTTTGTTTCATCTCTAAACGCGTGTTCTTCTGTTCTTGGAAACTGACGGTAAAATTCATTTAAAGCGTCTTGATCATCTCTTAAACCGTCAACTTCGTTTTCCCAATGATCTATAACACCTATATCTATTAATTCACCGTCTGGTCCATAAACATCTCGTTCTGGAGTAGTAAAGACAGGTCTTCCATATTCGTCAATAAATCCTTCAAAGTTCCATTCCATTGGAATAAACAAAGCATATAAACCAGATTTTGTTTGACCATTTCTATTTCTTTTTGTGACATTACTGTCGTTATATATTTTTTTATAATTATCTCCACCTTTATCTAAAGCATTAGACGTTGAACCCATCATACATTTTCCAACAATTCTACTACCTAATCGCAAACACGTTTTTGTTACTCTCCAGTTGTTTAATATATTGTCTGGCTTTTCCCACTTACCACTTTCATCGTGAACTAATAAATCAAGTTTTTCTCCATCATAGCTGTTGTCCCCAGTGTTTTTCCAATCTATCGTCGTGTCAAGACCAACAAGCTCTTCAAGCTTTTCTTTGGATGTAATTTTTCTACGAGTGAGTTTACTAGCTGGAACACGATAAGCCAACTCTGATTTAGGTCTATCCATACCATCTTGGATAGGTTTAAAAAAGAAAGGATAATTAATCGATATAGGTACAACTTTATCGGTAAACATTTTTTTAGCATCAGATCCTGATTTTGATAATATACCAAACCTACTATCACTTGACAATGTTGCTAAGTGAACTGTTTCTGCTGACGACATGAAAGAAAAACCACTACGTCTATTCTTAAGATAGCACATACCGTAACATCTAGTATCCGCTTTACAGGCTTCCCAAAATATAAAGAATAATCTATTAGCTTCACGAAAATCTGGAGCACCAACATCTATTTTACTCCATTGCAAGTACATATAATGACTACCTGTAATATATGTAGATTCTCCACCATTGTTAAACCAAAAACCTTGATCTCTACGATTAAACTCTTCGTCAATATAATCGTACCATTGTTCTTTTTGTTCTTCTGGATAATCTCTCCAATCAAATATGGTTTTTAATTTAGATAATTCTTTTGGATATTCAAAGCGTTGCCATTTCTTTTTATCGTTAGAATAAATTTCTTTTGGCGCTTTTGGTAAAGCAACTTTTAATCCTTGAATGTCATATATCTCACCAATTTGCCCTGTCTTAGAGATAACCACAATATCAGTTTCTTTGTCATAACCATATTTCCATTTTTTAGATTTATTTAATCTAAGAATTGTGTTTTGCCTAACTGGCTCAATTATTTTATATAACGTTTGTTCGTACATTACTTAGATCTACCTTCAGCGAATCCTTTAAATACTCTATCCTTTTTTTCTTCTAGATCTTTACCTTCAAGTAAGTTTTCTTCCTCTTGTATACGATTAAGTATTTCAAAAGCATCAAATATAGCTAGCTTTTTAGTTGCAGCGGCGTTTTTAAGTCTATCTGCAGAAACATCATCATCTGTATTAGTAATAATTTTTTCTTCAGCTACTTTAATTAATTCCTCAACTGCTTTGCGCCCAGCTCGGATTATATTCCTCTTCGTCTCCTTGATATTCATATTTAATTGTAATTTCTTTAGACATTACTCTATATAACCTTTCGTCGTCTATAATAAACTCGTATTCACTCCAAGGTGTAAAACCAACTAAATCACCTACGTTAATGCTGCCATCGGTATATTTAACAATACCTATTAAAGGTCTTTCTTTAGACTCGTCAAACATTCCTGTTGATTTTAGCGGTTTAACAAAGCAATAGCCTTTTAAACCCCTCCATTTAGAATCTTTAAATCGACTCCACTTTTGCGGACGTTTATAAGCAAATATTTGATCTTCTTTTACAAAGTATTTGTCTTCTTCAAAATAACCTCTACTATTTTTTTCTTCACCTCTAATGTTATGCCATCTTCTAAAAACATTATGATGAACAATAACAATATCTCCGACTTGAAGTTGACAGTCAATACTTTTTGGCACAGCTAATATCTCTGCTTGTCGATTTACATATTGATGGTTATATATTTCTGTATTGACAAGTAATTCTTTGCCATCAATATCTACAGAGTTATTATATCTTTGACCAACAGGTTTTATGATATAATCAAATAAAGCTTGCATTAGTATTCTAGATTATACTCGATTGATATAGCCATATTCTTATTAAAATCTTTCCAAGGCAATACATCGTCCTTTTTTTGGATATAAATAGAATATTTATCTTCTTCTTCTATAATATCACAAATAGTATGACCGCCATACACTTCCTGTCCAACAGAATAGTGCATAGCGTCAATTTTATAATCTTTACCTATTGTTATTTTACGAATCAGCTTGCTCATTTTTAGCGTAAGTTATAGTTCCAGTTTGAATATCAACGTCCATCTTGCCATATTCTTCTTCAAGCTTAGCGTTTAATTCACTCATTTTCTTATTTACAATGTCTAATTCGTGAAGCAACGCGTGCTTTCTAGCCTCAACGTTACCAACCTCTAATTTTATTTGATTAGATATTGAAATAATTTGTTGAACTTCTTTCAACTGTTCGTCTGTGATTTTTTCTGGCTTAGCAGCCAAGTCAATTGTTTTTGCCATAATTTAATTTAATTTAATTGTTTATTAAAATTTATATAACTGATAATCTAAACCCATGAAGCTATGTACCCCATTATCGCTTATATCAGCAGCGTAATCAGCCCATCCATCTGGGTGAGTATATTGTAATGTTTCAGCTTCTGGATCAACTGGCTCTAAACCTTTCCATAATACGTCTAAATGATATTTATTAGAAAGTACAGGTGCTTGTGTTTCATTACCATCTTCGTCATAAATACCTTGCTCTAAGACGATATAACCAAGTTTAACGATAATATGCTTATGAGTTGGGTATGTGTTACCATTTTCATCAGTAGCTACTCCTAAAGCGTTTATTTTGCTTTCTGCTTGTTCTAAGCTATCAAACTCGTATTTACCTATTTTTTTCATTATGAATTATTTGTAAGATTACCTAATTCTGTATCATTTAATGCTCTATCAAATACTGCTAATACTTTAATTTCTCCTTCAAATTTACTACCAGTTCCGTATCCAGCATATAAAGCTTT